TATATTTACACAAAACCTTACCCATGAGGAACATGGGGATAATTCTTAGGGTAAACCTATGTCTGAAAAAGAAGCGTCATCAGTATTGACGAGTGAGAATGCGGCGGAATTTTATGCAAATCGTTTAGGTTTAGCCGATCAAACGGATGATGTGGCGGTGGAGGCCGAGCCATCAACGGAGGTGGTTGAGAATGAACCCGAGGTGCAAGAGGAAGCCAAACCCGTAGAGGAAAAGCGGGCGAACCCAAAGTTAGAGAAAAGATTTTCCGAATTGACGAAACAACGCGAGGCGGCGAAAGCGGAAGCGGAAGCGGAACGCCAACAAAGGCAAGCGTTGGAGGATAGGTTAAGGGCACTTGAGCAAGTGGCGGCACCACAAAGGCCGAGCGTTGATCAGGAACCGCAACCGGGGCAATTTCAGGATGCGTTTGAATATGCAAAGGCTTTGGCCCAATATTCAACCGAAAAGGCGTTGGCGGAAAGGGATCAACAAGAGGCGAATCGCAAGGCTAATGAGGAAAGACAAAAGGTTATCCAATCTTGGTCATCCAAATTAGATCAAGTGAAAGCCGAATTGCCCGATTACGATGAAATGGTTTCAACGGCTAATGTTGTTGTTTCCGATGAAATCCGTGATTCCATATTGGAATCGGATGTAGGCCCAAGAATCCTATATCACTTGGCGGAGGATTTGGAATACGCGCAAAAGTTGGCGGCCATGCCCACGCGGAAAGCCTTGCTTGAATTGGGAAAATTGGAAAAGCTATACGAAAAGGCGGAACCGGCTAAGGAGACTGCGGTCAAGACAAGTAAAGCACCCGCACCGGTGCGTGCCTTAAAGCCAAGCGGAGGTGTTGCGGATATTCCCATTAATTCAAGTGGTGAATTTCACGGCACATATCAGGCGTGGAAAGAGGCGCGGCGGGCGGGAAAAATCAGGTAATTTTTTTAAGGAAAGATCATGTCAAACAATTTATTGACGATATCAAAAATCACGAACGAGGCTCTTATGGTGCTCGAAAACGAATTGACGTTTACGAGCGAGGTGGACCGCAACTACGATGATCAGTTCGCAGTGGTCGGTGCAAAAATCGGTAACACGGTTAATGTTAGACGTCCCGGACGCTTCATCGGTACCACGGGTCCCGCGCTAAACGTTGAGGATTTCAACGAAACTAGCGTGCCCGTGACACTAAGCACGCAGTTCCATGTGGACACGCAGTTCACGACCCAAGACTTAGCGCTAAGCCTCGACATGTTCAGCGACCGAGTTTTGAAACCCGCAGTGGCCGCCATAGCCAATAAGATAGACCGTGATGGATTGGTGATGGCTAAAAACAATACCGCAAATATTGTTGGCACGGCCGGAACACCGCCCACAGGTTTGATCACATATCTAACCGCCGCGGCTTACTTGGATGCGGAGGGCGCACCCCGTGATGGCCGCCGGTCTTGTATCGTTGAGCCATTCACATCGGCAACCATTGTTGATTCACTTAAGGGCTTGTTTGTTCCGCAAGAGGCCATAGGTGAGCAATATAGGAAGGGGCTGATGGGCAGGGACAGCGCTGGGATGAATTGGAAAATGGACCAGAACGTGGTTAGCCAAACCTTTGGCAATAGCCCTACGGCCGTTTTATCGTGCAATACAAGCACCGCAACGGGATTTTTGACATCAGGATGGGCACAGACATCAACAATCGCACTTAGCGCCACAACGGCCGCCGGTCAATTGAATGTTGGTGATGTGATTCAGATTGCAAACGTCTATGCGGTTAACCCACAAAACCGCCAAGCCTATGGTAGCAACAAGCTAAGAAACTTTGTTGTCACCGCGGCCGCCACGGTTGCCACAAGCGGCACAACTAGCGTCACCGTTAGCCCCGCCGTTATTACCGCCGGCCAATTCCAAAACGTTAGCGTGACAAGTGCGGGCGCAAGCACCGTGACACCATTTAACAATAGTGGCACCGTTTCACCCCAAAACATAATCATGCACCGTAACGCCTTCTGCTTGGCCGTGGCGGATCTCGAACTACCCGAGGGGGTGCACTTCGCGGGCCGTGCAAGCGATAAAGAAATCGGCCTTTCCATGCGAGTGGTACGTCAGTACACCATCAACAATGATTCGATTCCAACCCGTTTGGATGTCTTATATGGATGGGCACCGTTGTATCCCGAATTGGCTTGCCGTGTTGCGGCTTAACGTTAAACATTAGGAGAAATAATCATGGCGAATCCCGGACCAGCAACCACAGTAAGCAATCACCCACAAAACTTGGCCACAAACCAAGCCTTGCGTTTGATTGCATCCGCACAATCCGTTAACCTAGCCCTAGCGGGTGATACCGCTATGACGGTGGTGGATGTTTCTAAATTTGTTCCCGTTAGCGTGTTGATCACCAACGGCCTTAACAGTAGCGGCGCAACAACCACTATTGCAACGGCAACCGTTGGCGTTTACACCGGCGTGGGCGCAACAGGATCAACCGTGTTGACAACCGCCGCGTTGACAAGCAACACCGGTGGCCCTTATGTGACAACATCCACGGCAACAAATCCCGCAACCGCAATTTCTAACCCATCCACAATGTATGTGAATGTGGGCACAACGATTGCCGCCACTTGCGATGTATTTGTTTACGGCTATGACCTTACATTCTTACCATAATGTTTAGGTAAATACGAAAAAGGCCATCCACAAAACGGGTGGCTTTTTTTATTTTTCAAGTTACAATCAACACAAAGGAGTTTTTATGTCATTACAAACAACAATCCTTAGGGGGAATATTCTTAATTCTTTCCTTGTTTACCCCACTTTATCGCCCGCCGCCGTTTCTGGCACACAAGCAACACAAACATTCACGATCCCCGGCCTTGTGGTCAACGATTTTGTGAATATTTCCTTGCAAGGTGCCCAAACAACCGGTGTGGGAATCGCTAACGCGTGGGTTTCGGCCGCTAACACCCTTTCTATTCAATTCACCAATAGCACAGGATCATCGGCAACGCCAGCATCCGGTGTTTATACACTTGGTGTTGATCGCTTAGAGGGCACGATCCTACCAACCAATGCGGTGTAATCATGGCCGGATCAACCGTTCAACGCAACGCGGGTCAGACGTATTGTCTTAGCGTCACCAATAGTGCCCATTCAAGCACTTTGATTGACGATCAGACAAACGATCAGATCAACTACTGCTCATTCCTAAACACGGGCGCATCGCCCATTGCGGTGAAATTTGCGAATTATTCGCCATGCCCCGCCGCAACGTTTCCGAGTGATGGAACACCGGGGGATTATGTTTTGCCCGCGGGCATGACAAGCCCCCTTATTTTGGCAACGCCTACAACGCCGTTTTATATGACGGCGATTAGCAATAGTGGCACGGCGGGATTGCTTTATGTCACCCCTGTTGGTGATCAAAGTTAAGGATTATCTATGACGAATCAAGTTGCCACTACAGTAACAACGCAAATTGTTCCGGTTCAGGGGCAATTTGATTCCAATGGAAATTGCATTGCTTTGATTGGGCCGGGGGGGGTGGCGTTTTATCCGCCCCTACCTACAACTTTAACAACAACAAATATTTACGCAACAAGCGAAATTGGCTACGCAAGTGGCAATTTTGGAACTGTTACGCAAACGAACAATAAAACCACGGGTGTTACAGTAAACACATCAAGTGGGCAAATTGTTACCGCAAATAGCCAATTAGCACCTAGCGCACAAGCCGTTTTTACCGTTACAAATAGCCTAGTAAGTGCAAATGATAATGTAATTTGTTCAATTGCAAGCGGCGGCACGCAAGGCGCATACAATGTATTTATTGCCGGAATTGCCAATGGATCGTTTGTTGTGGTGATCAAAAATAGCACCAACAATGCGTATTCTGAGGCGGTGACAATCAATTTTTCAATTTTGCACACATCTAGTTAAGGTGAAACAATGGGCACATTAGTCTTTCAAGCCGCCTTGGGTGGGCAAGTATCCGTTACGGGCCCAAACACCGCATCAAGCTACACGATTGCCGTGCCCACGGTTAACGGCACGTTTGTTACAACCGGAGATACCGGCACGGTTTCCAACACAATGTTGGTCAATAGTAGCACCACAATTAACGGCACATCGATTGCATTGGGCGCAAGTGGCACAATCACCGCGGCCAACCCAAATGCGCTAACGATTTCCACAGGATTAACCGGATCATCTTATACCGGTGCAAGCGCCGTGACGATTGCAATCGATACATCGGTGGTTGCCACGTTAACCGGCACACAAACGCTATCGAATAAGACGCTAACCGCACCGGTTATTTCCACGATATCCAACACCGGCACGCTAACATTGCCCACAAGCACCGATACATTGGTTGGGCGTGCAACAACGGATACGCTAACAAACAAATCGATTAGCGGATCAACAAACACATTATCAAACATTGGGAATTCATCGTTAACCAATTCCACGGTTACCATTGGATCAACAAGTGTGGCTTTGGGTGCCACGGTAACCACGTTTGCGGGCGTTACACTAACATCGCCAACACTTACCACACCCGCGCTTGGCACACCATCTAGCGGCGTTTTAACGAATGCCACGGGTTTGCCGATTAGCACGGGTGTTAGTGGATTAGCAACCGGAATGGCAACATTCTTGGCAACGCCATCTAGCGCAAATTTGGCCGCCACGGTGACGGATGAAACCGGCACGGGCGCATTGGTGTTTGCAACATCACCCACGTTGGTGACACCGGCTTTGGGCACACCCGCAAGCGGTAATTTGGTCAACACAACGGGCTACACAACGGCTAATTTATCGGGCACGATTAGCAACGCACAATTGGCCAATTCAACCATTAGCGGTGTTTCGCTTGGT